GAGAGCTATCAGCCGTACTCGAAGCAGATGGAGTTCCATCAGACCGGAAGCACTAACCGTGAACGGTGCTTCATGGCTGGAAACCAGCTAGGCAAGACTCTTTCTGGCGGCATGGAAATGGCAATGCACCTGACGGGCAATTATCCCGATTGGTGGCAAGGACGCCGTTTTAACCATCCGATCCGCGCTTGGGCAGCGGGAAACTCCTCCGAAACAACTCGGGATAACCCCCAGAGGGTACTGCTCGGAGACGCCCCCGAAATCTGGGGAACAGGTTCCCTACCAGCCTCCTCCATTGTCGAAGTAAAGCGTGCTAAAGGCGTCAGTGACGCGGCGGATATTATCTCTGTCCGGCACTCCAGCGGAGGCATCTCGACCCTCAAGTTCAAAACCTATGATCAGGGTCGGGAAAAATGGCAGGGCGTGCCTGTGCATGTCGTGTGGTTCGATGAGGAGCCGCCTGCGGACGTTTACTCCGAGGGCGTGACCCGAACCAATGCGACCCAGGGAATCGCTTATATCACGGCTACGCCGCTCATGGGCATGACGCAGGTTGTCCGCCTGTTTTACCCGGAACCCGTGGACGAGGCCAAAAGCCTCGTCACGATGACGATTTACGACGCTGGTCACTACACAACCGAACAAATCGACGAAATTGTTGCAAAAACACCACCCCATGAGGTCGAGGCACGAACTCAGGGCAAACCTATGCTCGGAGAAGGTCTTGTCTTTCCAGTTCCCCATTCAGAGATATTGGTCGATCCGTTTGAAATTCCTAACCATTGGGCGCGAATTATTGGAATGGATTTTGGATGGGATCACCCTACTGCTGCTGCTCTTTGTGCTTGGGATCGGGATACTGACTGTTTTTATGTTACTGCCACTTATAAGCAACGTAGAGAAGTTATCGCAATACATGCTACGGCAATCAAAGGTTGGGGTTCCTACCCTGTAGCTTGGCCGCATGATGGTTATAAACATGATCAATCGTCAGGCGATCAGTTGGCGATGCTGTACAGACAACACGGATTAAAGATGCTGCCAGAACATGCGACAAATACGAGTGGCGGAATTGGTACTGAAGCCCCAATCCAAGAAATGCTTGAAGCCATGCTTACGTCAAAGTTTAAAGTATTTACGACTGCGACTTTCCTTACCGATGAGCTTTCTCAATATCACCGTAAAGCAGGTAAGATTGTAAAAATCTACGATGATGTTATATCATCTGTTCGATATGCATGGATGATGAAGCGTTTTGCTTCTGTTTCTTCTAAAAGAATCATGCCTACAGACACGGGCATGGACTACAACCCTATTTACCACTGAGGCTTTGACATGGCTGCAATGTTTTCTAAACCACCGAAGCCGAAAACCGACCAAAGAAGTGCGGCAGATTTAGAAGAAGAAAGAACGGCCAAAGCAAACGCTCAAAAAGCAATGGCGGGCCTTACTGGCGCAAAGCGTGAATCTACTTCCAACATCATGATGGCTCGTTCTTCTGCGCAGCCTAAAGCGTCTGCTCAATTCCAATCTGCTCCATCGGCCAAGTTAGGTTAGCCATGTTCAAAACGGCCAAAGATTGCAGGCAACAATTCCAAAACCTTCGCTCCAAGCGCGTGAATTGGGAAAGCAGATACCAAGCTATTTCTGATTATCAGCTTGCTAGATCTGATTTCCAAGAACAAAATAAAAACCAGTCTCCAAGAGATTCTAAGATTTATGATGGTACTGCTATGGACTCTTGGTTCATGCTTACCAACGCTATTCAAGCAATCCTTGTTAATACTGAAACGAACTGGATTTACTTTGATACGGTTTTAGATTCTGAGTTGACTGACGAAGAAATACTTTGGTTTGATTACGCGAGCAAAACGCTTTTGTCTATTTTTAGATCAGATGCTTCTCGGTTTCCTACGCAGATGAACGAAGCACTTGGTGATTTGACTGCTTTTGGCTACTGCGCAATTCACAGCCATTATGATCCGGGGATGCACACTCTTTGCTTCAATACGAGGCCGATCCCTGAGATTTACATTGATCAAAATGAAAAAGGCGACATCAATAAAGTCATTAGAAGGTTTCAGTTAAAAAACGAAGACGCATTACGCTTATATGGAGAAGCAACTCCTGATATTGTTAAGAAAGCAGTTGCTGCTAATAAACATTCTGAAGAACGCTATTGGCTTCAAACTTTCTCGAATCACCCGGATAAGCCTAAGAAATTTATTTCTTATACCTTGATGGAAGATGATGTCAGCGGTTTTGTAACTACTGATACTTATAACGAGATGCCAATTCATGTTGCTAGATGGAGAACTGACGCTGGCGAAGTATACGGTCGAGGCCCCGGCGTAGTAGCTGATCCGTTTGCTCGAACGCTTAACGAAGTTGTAAAAACATGGATTAAACAAGCTCAGAAGGCTGTTGATCCGCCGCTTCTTGTTTCTGACGACGGTGTAATCCAAGGGCCTAAAACGACCCCTGGATCTATCAACTTCGTTAGTTCTTATTCCCCCGGCTCAATGGAACCCATCCGTCCCCTTAACAATGGAGCTAATTTCAGCGTGGCAAACGCTGAAATTGAGCGTCTCCAGAATTCAATCCGCAAAGCTTATCATCACGACATTCTTCAGATTACTGACAGCAAAGAACTGACTGCATTCCACGTTCAAGAGCTGACTCAGCGAGCCCAGCAGTGGATCGCCCCTGTCTTTCAAAGAATTAAGGTTGAGCTTATTCAGCCGATGGTTCAAAGGGCGCTTAGGCTTGCAATTCAGCACAACATTATTGCTGCGCCCCCTGCAAGTTTGCAGCAAAAAGGCATCAAGACTGTTTATATTTCGCCTGCTCAAAGAGCTAATCAGGCTCAAGAAGCAGAAGCGACAATGCGTGCAGTAGAAAGAATTATTGCCTTATCTCAAGTCTATCCTGACATTCTTGATAATTATGACGCTGATAAACTGGCTCGTCAGATTCACACTGACTTTGCTGCCGATCCTTCTATATTGAAATCCAAAAAAGAAGTTCAAATGCTTAGAAAGAATCGAGAACAAGCTAGGCAGCAACAAATGCAAGCAGAACAACAAGGTGAAATGATAAAAGCTGCTGCGCCCGCAATGGCTACGCCAGAAGGTCAAGCGCAAGCTGCTGAAGTTCTTAATCAGCTAAGAGGATCTATGTGAGCGAAGATCAAAACGTAAACAAAGAAAAAGCCAACTTGTATGGTTCGGTATTTAACAACAAGCATGGCAATGAAGTGTTAAATGATCTTTTGAATTTTTCTGGGTTTTACGCCGATACTTTTGTACCCAATGATCCTTACAGCACTGCATATGCAGCGGGGCAACGAAGAGTATTGCTTCGCATCTTGAGTTTCCTCAACAAAAACAAAAAGGAATTTATTAATGAGTGAAGAAAATGAAACTGCCTCTGCTACTGAAGTAAACGTTCAAGACGTTGCAAGCAGTTCGTTTTTGGATTCTGTTGACGATCAGTATAGATCTGACCCTTCCATTTCTAAATTCAGCAATATTAACGACCTTGCAAAAGAGCATGTAAATCTTCAGTCTCTTTTAGGGCGAAAAGGCGTTGTTGTTCCTAATGCAGAAGACACTGAAGAAACTTGGCAACGGTATCGTTCCGAAGTTGGCATTCCTGAAACCCATGATGGGTACAGCAAGTCTGATTTTCAACCTCCTGAGAACGTCGGATGGGATAGCGACTTTGAATCTTCTATTGCCGAAGCCGCTCATAAATTAAATATTACAGATGACCAATTTTCTGGACTTTTAAACGCATATGCTAATGGCATTTCGGAATCTGTAAAAAAAGCTGATGCATTAAACGATGCTGCGCATGAAGAAAGCCAAGCTCTTTTAACTAAAGAGTGGGGCGCTTCGTATGACGCAAAAGTACAAATGGCCGGAACGGCTTTGCATCATATTACGGAGGGTAAGCCTGAAAGCTTGGCCGAAATTCATCTTTCCGATGGCACGATGTTGGGCAATAACCCTAATTTCATCAGATTGATGGCTCAAGTTGGTTCCCAAATGCAGGAAAGAGGTCTTATTGATGGTGAGGCGGTTAACAGTCTTGCCATGACGCCTGACGAGGCACAGCAGCGTCTTTCTCAGCTTATGGCTGATCCTGAAAAATCTGCAATACTCTTTAGTCAAGATTTCCACCCCGCTAAAGCGGAGTTGGTGAAAGAAAGAGAAAGATTGCTATCTTTTGCTTATCCGCAGGAGTAATTCTGCGTTCTGGGTAGCCGAAAGGTCCAGTGCTTGAGCAAAGTGCTTCGTCGCAGAGGCGTAAATTCTGTAGGGAAAGGGTCCGATTTCGGGTAGCCCCGTCCTGTTAAACCCTAAAGTCAATGGAGGTGGCTATGTCTACCCAAATTACGACTTCCTTTATTCAGGGGTTCAAGCAGGGAATTGATATTCTTTCCCAGCAGCGAGGCTCCAAGCTCCAGAACGCTGTCCGCAACGAGATGCAAAGCTCGAAGCAGGACCACTATGACCAGATTAGCCCGACTGCGGTCGTCCAACGGACGAGCCGACACGGCGATACGCCTCTGGTCAACACGCCGCATTCGCGACGCAATGTCACGCTCAACGATTACGAGTGGGCTGACCTCATCGACCGTCAGGACCGCCTGCGGCTGCTGAACGATCCGGGCAACGCTTATTCGACGAATGCTGCGTATGCGATGGGCCGCAAAAAGGATGAGCTTATCCTTGATGCGTTCACGAAGACGCAGACGACGGGTGAGCTTGGCGGTGGCGCTGATGCTCCTGACGTCAACGTTGTCTTTGGCTCGGCAGCGGCTTCTGACGATGGTCCGATTACTGTTGAGAAACTGATTGAGGCGCGAACGTATCTTCTTTCCGAGGATGACACGGACGAGGAAATGTTCTGCTGCTTAACGGCGTATCAGGTTGGTCAGCTTCTTGATGATTCTCGAATCAGCAGCTCTGACTACAACACGGTCAAGGCTCTTGTTGCGGGTCAGATTGATACGTTTGTTGGGTTCAAGTTTATTCAGGTTGCCAATAGCGTTAACCCCGTGAACCACGGCTCTGCTGGTAGTGCTACGTCGAACCGCCCCGTCTTCTTCTGGAAAAAGAGCGGCATCGTTCTTTCGACGGGAGTTGGTGAGTCGGGATCGTCGGCTCGCATTACGGAGCGTGCAGACAAGAGCTACTCGACGCAGATTTACTACTCTGCTTCGTTTGGTTCGGCTCGCATGGAAGAGGCCAAGATGTGCATCGGCTACGCTGATGACTCGGCCCCGGCGGCTTAATTAAATAAGAGATTGTCCCCGGTGCGAAGTCGTGCCGGGGACAATCTCTTACCCTTTCTAGTGCGGGGACGTACTAGAGGAGAAATAGAAAAATGGCTACTTTTTACAGTGATACGATGAGTTCCAATCAGCTTACTTCTACTTGGGATTCCCAGTTTAGGGCTGACCAATCGTTAAGAGGAAGTCGTCTTCGGATTGCCAGTGGCAATTGGACTAATGGTTCGGATACCTCGACGGTAAACGCATCTGCCGTAATCGTTGCTTATATCCTCAGAGACACTGATCGCGTTTGGGATCTTTTTGCTTACGGCAACGGAGCAGAAAGTGACAGCATTACTGTCAATCTAGGCGTTTATCAGTGGTCTTCGCAGAGCGGCTTGGGCGCAGTGGCTGATGCTGATGAGTTTGCATCCGCTTTGACCATTGGTCAGACTGCCGCAGACGCAGTTTCTGTGTTTGATGAAGCTGCTGACACTGGTCGCCGACGAGGCCAAACGCTTGCTGAACTTACTGGTGTTGCTTGTGCTGGTAACGAATGGGCTGTTTGCCTTGTAACCAGTGGAGCAATTGATCAGGCTGATTACGAGATTGGTTCTTACTGCTATTACACGGCTGGCGACTAATTAAAAAAGCAGACCAAGGGGGGCGGCTCAAGCCGCCTCCCTTGTCTGCAAGGAGTTCTTAAATGGGTGATTGGAAATCGGGCGGCGGAAATATTATTAAAAGCTCTAATTTGTTCAGCATAAAACCTCCCTCAAGAAACTTTGAGGAAACTAGTGATCGTTATGCAAATCAAGTAATAAAAAATCCTCATACTAAATTTCTAAATAGAAATGAGCTTGAATTTTCGGATCTTTCTGATTCCCAGCCAGTTCATTTAAAAAGTCAAATGACGCGCGCCGTTCAATTTAGATCAAGTAATACTATAACCAGATTTACTGACACGCTTCTTTTAGGAAAAGTGAAAGGGTCGTCCGTACTTAGATCACTTACCATGTGGTCCGATGGAGGTTTTGCCAGTTTCGTCGGAAAAATGTTTTTATTTAGTTGTCTTCCAGAGAGCATGGTCCCTGACTTGTACGGAACTCAAACGATTACTTCTGCAAATACTTTTGCTTATTCGGATGATGATTCCAACGATAGAACTCTATTTACGTTAACTGGAGATTTTGTCGATCTTATGATTTACAATGGATCTGTTCTTAGTTTTTCGGGAACTCCTGTTGCCGATTTGAACAACTCCACAAACTACACGGTAACTAATGTTGCAAGAGCAGATGCTAACACTGTCTCTTTCAATTTAACGGTAGGTGCCGGTGGTTCTAATGTCGATTTCCACGATGGCGAAGATCCCGTAACTGGGCAAGCTGCAACTATCAGCTTAGTTACTACCAAAGCGGTAGCGACTCTTGCTTCTTTTGGAAGTCATTCTATGAATCATGGCTTTAACCCTGATTTAGTAGAAACGTGGACGCCTTCAGCTACGAATAATCCCGAGTTGCTGCAATGGAATCATGTAGGAAGAAACGTTGCTGAAATATCTTATGAGCAATATCACAATACTGTAAACAGGGTAAACAATAAAATTGCATCTCCTAGGTTTGCCCCGAGGCCGATACACCCAAATGATTGGGCTTACATAGGGATTCAGTTTTTAGAAAATCCCACTTATGATGGTGGTTCGACTCAGGCAAGGCTTTCTGCTTTTATCGACTATATGGATCTTTAATATGGGACAAGCGCAATCCGAAGTTGATGTAGCAAACAGGGCTCTAGTCCGATTGGGGCTACAAACAATCACTGCTGCCAGTGATGACCCTATGACTTTTGCTTCTGCTATTTCTAATGGAGATACCAAGAACAGTACAGCTCTTTTAAACACTCATTTTGACGAGTGGAAAAAGGAGTTACTGCGAAGTCATCCTTGGAATTTTGCGACTACTCGGATGACCTTAATTAATCCTATTGCCACTAATCCGGGCTCGATAACAATCAAAGAAATTAGTCATTCAAATCCGGTTGTTATTGACGTAACCCCTTCTGATAATCAAGATGGATTTGACCACAACTTTTGGGATTATGATGTTGTCGAAATACGAAATGCTTTGTACACAAATTTAAACAACAACAAATATTACGTATTTAGGGGCCATGATGATGGATCTGGAAGCAATAGAATAAATCCAACTAACCATATTACGCTTTTTAAAAAGCTTCAAAATAATGGAACGCTTCCTGCTCACGGAGTGGCTTCTGCCGGAAATTCTGAAAGAACAGATCTTGAAAGTGCAATTACTTGGAATGATGACAATCGGTATAACACTGGAACAGTAAACACCTTTGAAAAGTCTCAGTTTGATTACGAATATAATATTCCAAGACGAGTTATTAGACTTTTAAATGTTAAAGAGATACCTGAAGGCGACGAATATAGGTTGCAGCGAAGAGACAGTGCTTCTGACACTTCTCTTGATAAGATTTTGCTTTGCAATGTTAACGATATGATCAATATTGAATTTATTGAAGATTTCAATCTGGGCAATTTTGACTTAGATAGAAGTTTTATTGAATGTCTTTCGCTTAAAATTGCTCATAAACTTTCAGAAATGCTTATCAAAACAAGCTCTGTGACTAACGAAATACAAAAAGAATTTCAGGTTGCCCTTTCTCAAGCTAAGTCAATTGATGCCCAAGAAAACGGTTCTATTAATGATTTTCACTCTACTTGGGCAAATGAAATGGGACGAGAAACTTGACCCAGGTAAACATTTCACAAAAGAATTTTTCTGGTGGAGAGATCAGTCCTGACCTAGAGGGAAGGTCTGATCTTCAAGTCTATTCTAAAGGTTTAAGCACTAGCTTAAACGTAATGTGTACTAATAAGGGCGACTTAATTCCTCGCCCTGGGACTGAGTACGTTTCTCTTACTTCAAATATTGATACGTTGGCAAATCGCTCGCCTAAAAAAGCAAGACTTATTGCTTTTAAGGTGTCTGAAGATTTGTCTTATATGCTTGAGTTTACTGACAAAAGACTTCGGATTTTTAAAGACGGAAAAGTCTTAGAAGGCGTTACTGATAGCATTCGTTTTCCTCAAGCAGCAGCGCCTGTACATTCTAATACTCTTGCAGACATGGGTGATGTTTTAGATACGCCAGAAGCAGGGTTTTTATTTTTACGACCAAACAGGACTACACTAGACGCTGGTGATGGACCTTTTTATTTTGAGTTTGATCAAATTGTTTATGATGGTCGAGCAACTGCAAACGTTCCTACTGTGGGCGTTACCAGCAGTATTAATCTACAAACAAAAGATACTTCTGCTCAAGGTAAAGGAAGCTCAACTGAATTTAATTCTTCTCACACAGTAACGTCTGGCAATAGATTTTGGGTTCATTCAGTCGAAAGAAACGTTACTGCTCCAGCCACAGATAGAGGCGCTTACGTTGCTAATCAGCTTTGCGACATTGTTTATATAACTGACGAATATCAAAACGTTGGTATTGAAGGTGCTCAGTTAAATGTTACTGCTACTTCTAACATGACAGATTTTAGTTGGGTATTTGAAAACAAATCAATCACTTACACAGGTGGAACCTCTACTGTAGCTAGCAGTTCTAATTTAGATTATTTTGTTACGCCTTATTTAGAAGATGATTTAGACGATATTCAATTTGCTTACTACGGCGACACTATGTACTTTGCTCACAGAAACTACAGACCCACTAAACTTGTTAGAACAGGTGAGACTAATTTTAAATACAACAATTTCTACTTTAATGGTGGACCTTGGAGGGAAAGCTCTACTTACGGAGAATCTTGGCAAGGTCTTGCCAAATTTGCCGATCCGAGCGAACTCCACCCAATTCCATCCAGCGCTGTTGAGGGTCAAAAATTTCCATTAGCCACCACTGGGGAAGTTCAATGGGATGGGGGAAATGGTACTACTGGAAAAAACATAAACGAAAACGGAATCGACACACATATATTTTTGCATGAAAACTCTCCGTCTATAAAAACTTCTTTGTCTGGTTACGATGCTGACAGCTCATGGGCTGGCAGAGCAGTTCGCATTCGTTTTAATATTGGGCAAGGCAGCGGCAGAACAAATCTTGTTGCAGACACTTTTGGTAACCTCGATACTATGCAAAAAGCTGTTACGGGCGTTGCTTCTGAAGATATTAATAATAAAGAAGCTGCATTTGATGCTTTTACATCTTTTGACACATCTACGTTTTTGTGGGCAGAAGGAGTTGTTCAAGAACAACGACACACCGCTCCTTCCAGTCTCACTATTACAGGGAAAGGTGCTTCTGACAGAGTATTTACTTCTGCAAGTCCCGGCCTTTTGTATGTTGGATCAAACTCGTTTCTTGCGCCTGGAGACATTGTAGAATTAAACGTCATGGGTGGCGCTGGCACTCTTCCTACGCATAGCGGTGTAAATAAAAGTGATACTGAGCCAAATGCTTTAAAGCCTAACCAGTTCTATGTCCATAGCGTTTACGATGACACGCAAGTTTACCTTTGCGATTCATACGCAAAGGTAAACGTAGACTCTCAGCAATTTTCTGGAAGTTACACTTCTACTGACGAAAGCGCAGATACAGTTACTGTTGTTTTAAGAAAACATACTAATCCGACGCGACAATTAAGAATCAAAATAAACAAACCTTTTGCTTTTACTAATCTTATTGCTGAATCGAATAATGAAGTATGGGTTTGGCTCAAAGCAAGCAGTCAGACCAGAATTGGTCATTTATTTGAAGATCCCTTAGATGACGGAACAGGTGGTTGGCCTGGGGCTATATGCGTATTTGATAACCGATTGTTTTTTGCTTCAAACAACGAAAACCCAAGCATGATGGCTGCTTCTGTAAAAGGAGATTTTGAAAACTTTACTCCTGATGATGGTGGAAGTAATTCCGCTAACAATGTTGACGATCCAGATACAGACGTTTATTGGGCGCCTGGAGGCACTCAAAATCCAAGAACTTTTCCAACTGATTCTTTTACTTACAGCTTGCAAGAGGGTACTTCTGGGAAGATTTTATGGATGAAAAACATGCCACAAGGCTTAGCTGTTGCTACGGCTAATGGCATATACATGAGCAACAAGCCTCAGCGAAATGAGACTTACGGTCCTGGCAACTGGAAAATGGATCTGATTTCAGAAGAAGGGGCTAATTCTACTTATCCTGAATATATTGATGGAAAACTTTATTACATAAACGCTCGCGGAGATAAGCTTTTAAGTCTTAAGTATTCTGTAGAAGCTGATGCTTTTAAGCCTACTGTAGAATCAATTATTAGCGAACATTTATTCAAAGACGGAATCGTGGATATGGCTTTTGCCAGATCTCCGATTCAGGTTCTTTGGCTTGTCTCTAAAAATGGCGATTTAATTTCTGGAGTAATTTTAGATTCCGAAGAACAAAAAGCTTTTTTTAATCACAGGATTGCTGGTCCTGCTTACCTTGCTCGCCCAAGATCTAAAGTAAATTCAATTGCAGTTATTCCATCTGTAAACAAAGATTTTGATCAACTTTGGTTAAGCGTTGAACGCAATGTTTCAATTACAATTGACACAGCAGACACAGCAGATACGGCAGGGCCTTATAACACTTTAGAATGCTTAACTCAGTACAGCCCTTATTTATCTGACACAAAAGACTTTGTTGGTTTAGATTTGTCTATTACTACTGCTTCTGAAAGACGAAGGACAGACGATACTTCCGATAAGATTGTAGATTTAGATATTGCAGGAAATGCATATCCATTTACAGGAGAATTAAAAATTGAAACTGAAAGCAATCATGGAATTGTTGATGGTGGCAGTGGTTTAATTACAGGTCTTACTGGTGGTCTTTCGTATTTGAATTATGGAAATTTCCACACTGCATTAAATGCAAGTGAAAACAACTTATTTTATACGATTCCTCGACCTGATCCTAGTCAAATTGAAAACTGGAATGGCAACGCAAGTACTCGTCAGTTTAGTTCTAAGCATCCTTGGAATAAAGATGGATTTTTATTGAATCGAACTGCGTCAGTCAATCTTATTGGAAATTCGACAATAGGCACTAATCCTGCTGACACTGGCATATCGCAAAATTTTTACCTTCAATATAACGGAGCTTTTTTTGAAAGAGGCTTAAAGTATGCGGAAGTTAAATCGATCAGTGCTGAGTATTCGGATGGAGAAGTCATCACTGATAGCATTTTGGCTACGTCAGGTGTGACTACGTTGTCAGGGTCTACTAGTTCTTACAGCTTTTCTTCTAATCAGGGCTTTTCTTACGTGATTGGTTACAAGCCGGAAATCTACTTCTCTACCCTCCCTCCTGTCCTGAACAATCAACTTGGTGACATGGATTTGAATTATACGTTTTTGACTTCGGCTACTCTTCAGATTAAAGATGCTCATCAGATAGGAGTTCGTCATTACGGCGAGTCAATTGCTAACGAAATTGATCTTGTTGATGACATTCCTGCAATTTTGTCTAGGACTCAAGATGCCGTCCGGAGAGAAGGTAGGTATAAGGTTGAGTTAGACCAAAGGGAAGAAAACGAAACCTCTAAATTGACTTTCTACCCGGAAGCTGGGTATCCGTTTTTGATTCAGAAAATAAACCTTAGAGGGGAGCGCGGAACGAGACCGTGATTGACATTAGAAAGTCCAAGCTAGAGGATGCTAAATTACTTGGATACGATTTATCCAATAATTTCAACCCTTTGGAATCTTCTAAATTCTGTTTTACACTTATAAAAGACGATCAGTATTTAGCCATGTTTGGATCTATTGAGGTTAATAACGGGACTCACAGACTGTGGTTAATTCTAAACAAAGAAGGTAAACGCTACCCGCTGCTTTACACAAAAACGGTTAAAGCGGCTTTAGGAAACATACGGTTACTCGACCCCGCCACAAGGCGGGTCGAGCTAACCGTCCGAGATGACTTTAAAAGCGGAAAGGATTGGGCGGAGATGCTTGGGTTTGTAAAAGAAGGTCTTTTACATAACTATGATCCTGAAGATTCAATGGATCACGTTATTTACTATTTGCCAGAGGACAAATGGAATGGCTGATCCCGTTACAGCGACAATAGTTCTCGGCGTTTTAGCTACAAGTGCTGCAACCGCTAGTGCTGCAAGCACCACTATTCAAGCTGAAGGCGCAAAAGAGATTGCAGAAGAAAAAACCCAAGCTGGCAGAAAGCAAGCTGGAATCGAAACTCACCAAGCTTTAAGCCGAGCTTTAGCTCAAGAAGGAACAACTTCGCAGTTTAAAACTACTGCTGTTGATCAGATTCTTGATGCTGAAAGGCAAGCCCAAGTTGACATTAAAAGAGACGAGCAGCTTGCAAAGCATGATGCTGATAATCAAATTGCAAATGCGTGGATTGATGTGGGGATAACGGCTGCAATGAGCGGGATGGCAATTGGTTCAGCTAAAGCTGAAGCAGCCAAGCTTGCAGGAACTGGGACTGGTGCTCAAGTTGGTCAAGCTGGAGGTCAAGCAGGAAGCGGAACGCTTTTGCTTCCTAAAGGATCTTTAACTCCTTCAGGAGCAGGTTCTACTGTACTTGATCCTAGTATGCTTAGCGGCGCTGTAATTGGTTAATCGAGGAATCGAGGCTTTAAATGGCTAACGCTTTTGACAACTTAACTAGATTGTTCCAGTCTGCTGCGCATGAGTATGGAACAAAGCCTCTTCAAGAACAGGCTAGGACCGCTCAGATTATTGATCAAAATAATCTGAGAGAGGCTACTACTAAAAGTGCGACTAAATACAATCTAGAGCTTAAAAGCATTCGTCAAAGAATGGATGCTGGTGAATTTGATGATGATTCTGGTTCTTTAAATCTTGAAGCAGTTCAGCAAGCTCGAATTACCGCTCGTGATGAATTCGAGCAGTCTTTGCCCGACTACACGTCCAGAGAGCACCTCAACTACAGGGATGAAAACTGGTCAAAGATTATTGAATCTAATAAACAAAATGTCATTAGCTCTGTCGTTTCACAAACAGAGCTTCAAGAAAATGATTTTGATATAAGATTCCAAGAACAAAGAATTATAAATAATGCTAACGAGGCTCTTACTGAAGCAATGTCTATTGCTTTCCAAGGTGGAAGCAGGGATCAGGTAGAAGCTGAACTCAATAGAGGGTATCGCTTTATAGAGCAGCCTACAGTTTCAATGGCTTTTGATGGCACCCTTACTCCTACGTCTGTAAACATAGGAGATGAAGTGCTAACAAGAGAGAAAGTTAGAAAAGGAATTCTATTACGCCCTGATACCGAAATGAGCCCAATTGCCAAATACAAATTAGCTTCACAATATGAAGCTAGTGAAATAGACATGACTGAGGACGAGCGCAATGCTTATTTAGCATCTGCTAAATCAGGTGCACAGAACAATTTTAAGCAAAATATTACTGATATAAATACTGCTATGAGCAACATAAGCCCTTTAGCTCCCAAAGAAGAACGAGTTAGGCTAACTGAATTTTATACAGAGAAATTGCAACAAGCTGTACAAGATGACCCTTGGCTAATGGATCGCCAAGACGTAAATAAAGCTTATAGAGATTTAAATAGAACTTTAATTAAAATGCAAAAGCCAAGCTTAGAAAATATTGATAAAGCTTTTAATGAACAATTTGAAGGAAGATTAGAATTAGTACAAGATCAACTTGCTGCTCAGGAAATTACTCCTGAGCATATTTCTTATCCTTCTCATGTTTTAAAAAACATTACTTTGCTAGAAGATGGTACTCACTTTATTAATAAAAAAACTGTTGAATACGTTAATGATTACTTTCAAAGCTTTTTGCAAAAAATAGAAAATAACACGGCGACCGAGGCCGACAGAAATCAAGCGTATGAGCTTTTAAAGAATTACGGAATTTTAATTGGCAACTCTCAAAGGTTTGAAGAGTTTAATGATGATATTTATTACAACTACGCGAATAAAACCTTTGGTCCTGCTTCGCAAATATCTTATGAAAGCGGATTTAGCCCTGCTGGCATGTCGCCGACTCAAATCTTTGGCGAACTGCATGAAGAGGTTGCCAAGCAAGCTTTCTACTCCCCTATTTCCGTAGGTGGAGGAGGTGCTTCTGGCTCGACTTCTAGAACTCCGTTAGTTGTAAACAATCAAGCTTCTTTGCAATCTTTGCACAATTCGACAGTTAAGTTTTTGCCTGACGAGCTTAAAGGTGAAGTTGGCGTTGATTTTGGAAATTTAAATAGAAGCTTTTCTAATCATCCTGACGCATTAGGGATTGTGTTTTTAACTACACAATTAATGCCAAACACTTTTGGGTTTAGAGAATCTGATCACACATCGCCTATTGCTTTTGATAAGCCTGAGCAGGTTTTATCGTTTTTGAATAGTCGTGGTTACACTGAGTCTGACATTAGTCGCTTTAGTCGATTTTTGTCTGAAGGCGATACTGAAGTCAAGATGAGAGAAATTTTATCGGCAAGAAGATCTGGAGACTTCAATACTTCCGAAGCTGCTAAGAAGTACGGTTTATACGAAAGGGATGGCGTCATTGTAAGAGATACTGTCGTTGCTGATTTATACAATGGCGGATTAAATCACAATGGTAGAAGTGCAGAAATTGCAGGCAAACTAGTCATTGCAAGTCAGTTGAATTTAATTGATCCAGAACGATGGGCTCAATTTGATGATGAACAAAGATTAAAATTTATAGAAAGCATTAGATTAGATAGCTTGGATGGTGATTCTTACAGAGTTTATCATTATGGATCATTTGTAGGCAGAGGAAACGTTAGCGATCCTCAAAATCCATTTTTCCAATTAGATACTGCTTTGACTATTACTCAAGATGGATACAAATCTATTTTAGACAATCCAATTGCTTCTCAGTACGAATTTCCTCGCGTTTATGACGATTGGTCATTTGGGGAAGTAGCTTTTAGTGCTTTTAGAATATTAGACACTATTGCGGATGCATCTACATACATTCCAGGACTCATAACTCAAGGCATTCGCCCTGAAGTAACTGAGTATTTTTTAGGGACAGGTCTTTTTAGCGAAGATCAAATTAATTATGTCTTTGATAAGCTTCCTGACACCGGAAGCTATAAAAGAACTAAATTGCCTGGATTTGGATACAGAGCTTATGGTCCGGCCAATTTTTCTTCTGAAGATCAAGAGGCTAATTTTTCTTTCAAGTCAGTTAAGGGTCCGCTAGGAGAAGCAACTGTTGCCGAGATAATTAATCCTGAATCTTCTACTCCATTTTTTGTTGAAATAATGAAAGAAGAAGGCCTTTCTTTAATAGAAGGTCGAGGGTTTATGGGTACTGATCAAACAGTTGGAATTACTGACGCTTTTGATGCTCTTTATACTGACCCTGGATTAAGAGCAAATGTTGGAAGCAAGCCTCAAGGAGCAAGATTTCTTGCTGCTATAGATCACTTATTTGGGAAACCTTTTATAAAAGGTAGGGCTTTGTTTAACCAACAAAGCAAAGTAACAGTAGAATTTGCAAATTTATTTGTTGCTCAAAACCCAGAGTTGTTTGAGGGTTTGGATTCTCCTCCTTCTGTTTTAGATGTCCTTCGTGCTGCTGATAAAAAGAACAAAGAGCAATGGATTGCTGATGGAAAAGATATTGAATCTTTTCCATCAGAACTAGATATTTTGGCAGCTTTAGATGTTGAAGATTATCTAGGAGAAAACACTAGATCTCTTGCTGCTATTCCTTCTATTGCTCACACTCATTTAAGGCATTTCCTCTTAGGGTTACAAAGTCTTCCCCAGACTCTTCCCGAAAATATGAGAACATTAAACAAAAGACTGCACCTTCAAAAAGATGCTCAATTTGTAAGTTTTGTTCCGCCCGTTTTAGCTGAAGCCGAATCTGCAAGATACCAAGCTGCTTTAAATGAAGTTACAAACGGCCTTGGCGTTTTTGGATCTGCAAATGAAATTAATGATATGATTCGAGAGAATGCCTTAATTGCAGAAAATTCATTAATTTTGCCGTACCGAGGTACTGAAACTGTACGAGAGACTATGGACTCTGCAATTGATGCCATGAGAGGAGTTGGGACTGGTACTCCAGTCAATGCGGCTTTGCCGTTAGATACACCTATTAACATGCGCGACGCACTTGGTCCGTTCTTAGACGGAGAGCTTGAAGAAGGCATAAAAGTAAACGTTACTACTGGAGACGGAAAAACGACTGGTGGAATGATCACTGTAGTTAAAGATGCTGATACGATTAACACTGTTGTTAACTACACTGACGCAAAAGGCAATGATGTTTCTGTTGAGTTAACTGGTCGTTTAAAGGGATTAAAAGCCGCAGAGGTTTTTGATGAGCATTTCAGAAGAGGCAAAGGAGATAGGCCCTATTCTGAAGTAGGGGGCAAAGAAGCTACTCGTTTCTTTGCAGCCGTTCTCAATGCTTCAGGTGAACATACTACTGTTGTTTTAAGTGGAGAAAAAGGCACGTTTGGACGTGAGTTAATTGACGTAAAGCTTGGTCCTAAAGGCATGGACTGGACTGAGCTGGCAACTAGCCTCGGCATTGGTCAGTTTGAAAGACGCTTTGCTGTCGAGCTTCCTGATTTTGCGAATCAAGAAGTAACGCCTGAGTCTGTTGAAGAAATGCGAAAGCAGTTTCTTGCTGAAGTTGACACTTGGCAAAACGCTCGCGTCTACAACGCTCCTCAGAGTGGAACTAAAATCTTCCCGACTAGCCATCCTTATGTGACCAACGAAGAGGGCGGCACTTCAAACGTCAGGCTTTCTACTTACGAGCAAAACGACATTCATTATGTCGTGCCTGCGATGGTAGATGGCGAGATGATTGACGATCCGTTTGGTGTCGCTAGGCGAAAGGGGTTGCATAACTACCCTAGCTTCAGAACAGCAGAAGAAGCATTGCGGTTCAGCAAAGAGCAGCACGGAAACATCACTCCAGATGGAATCTGGCTCCCTACCTCCAAACCCTCTCCTGAGAATGAAAGTGCTGTAATTGGTTCTATGTTTCGGACTAAAGCTTTTGTTGAAGAAAAGAAAGCTATGTCTAGAGATAAAGCATCGAAAAACAGAGAACGTTTGTTGGCTGAATCTCAAGAAGTATTTATTAATCCTGCACTTTCTATTGCTATTGCTGAATCAGAATCTCCTTACGATTTAAGTCTCCCTGGGGGTCTTGATGAACTTGGAGAAAGTCTAGATAAGTACGGGAATAATCTCTTTGATGTATTGGCTTCTAGACATTTAGGGGAAAGTAATTTCTTGAGATTAAGGAGGTCTAACCAACCGTTGCCTGACAGCACTAAGGAATATGTCTCAGATGTTTTATTTAGAATGGACGAGTTAATACGAGAGCTGACAGCACAGAACTTCCGATGGGACGAGGGGCAGTTTACCAGTGGTAGCTAAACCTACAGACAAGACGGCGAATCCCGCCGCAGCGCAAGCTGCGGTCGGGATCTCGCCTACGAATACTTACGCACGCCCCAGAACGTATCAGGACGTTCCTGGGGGCGTTACGGACATCTTTGGCAATGACGTATTTATGCGTGAGCCGCACCCTTTAGAGACGATTAGGCAAGATCCTAGTTTTGTAGACATCATTCATGCTGGCGCTGGTCTTACTGCAACTGCTCACGTCTATAGAAACTTTAAATCAGTCAATCCAGAAGAGCTTCGTGATTTAGGATTTATGCCAAGACAAGATAATCAAGATTGGGAAGAAAACGTCCATCAAATTGCCAATGCAGATTTAGAAAAATTAGAAGATCAAGCAAGGTTTTTGGGTTACGCAAGTCCGACTTCGCACGAAATCTCTTATTTGCATAACGCAAAAACCCCTGATCAATACGCTAAACGCTTGCAAAATTTATTAGACAATCGAGAAATCAATAGAACATTAAGTGCTTCTCCAGGCTCTACGATTGCTGCAAGCTTTTTAATTTCTTTGTTTGAACCTCAAAACTTTGCATTATTGCCTGTTGCTGGCATGGGCAAAATCAGCACCGCTGCTGCTGCTGCTCGCGGTGCTGGCTTTGGTGCTGGGTTAGCAGCAGTTGAAGAAGTTGCGTTTCATCAAACAGATCCGAACAGAGAAGTCCGCGACTCATTAGCAAATATGGCATTTTCTTCTGTCATTTTTGCAGGCATTGGGACTGTTCTTGGACGCAAAGCTAATGCCCAGCGACAATTGCTAAATGACATTGATGGTTATCTATCAGAAGCTGATGCCATTAATAGGGTAATTCTGAACGTAGATGATTATTTACCTGAAGGTGGAGCAACAGTATTAAGAACGAGCGAAGTCACTGTAGAAAACCTTCTTGCAATGAATATTGTGGGCCTTGGTCGCAAACGTGCTGAAAAGCTTGTTCGCAACATTAGGGAGATGTTTGAGTCAACGCCTATGACGGCTGATGACTTTGATGCAATGAGCTTGGCGGGTCTTCCCGAAAGAGCCAAGAAAGAGCTTAAAGCTCGATTGTTTGTTGATGATGCTTTGGAGCTTTCAGATGAAGCTAATCGTATACACGGAGCGTTTGGAGCTTCTCATGTATTAGGAAAATCGGCTGCCGTTACTTCTGTTTTAAACAGTTTGATGGACAGTCCTTTTCCAGAAGTCAGAAAGCTCGCGTCAGAGATTTTTGAAAGTCCATATCTCACTACGAGCCAAGTCAAGTTTGGTCAAAGGGCTCCAGTGGCTCTTGAACAAGAAATCGCTACAAAGCGAATTAACTCTATTGAGCAATACCAAAGCGTACTTTACAGGTCTTATCAAAAATACTTAGGCAGAGACGTTGAATCTATGGGTGAGCTTGGTCAGGGAAGAACTGGCGTATTCTTTAGAGGCATAGGGCAAGCTGCAAGAAATATCGTAACCGGTCAAAATCTTAATTACGCAAACATTGCAACTCCCAAGGGTTTTATGAACCTAGAGGAGTTTCAAGCTAAAGCAGTTATGTATAACCGAGGCTCTTTGACCAGAGCAGACTTGGGAGACGCTGCTGATTTCATTGAAGAACTATCTAATGAGATGAATAACTTTTACTCTCGATATAGAGATGACATTAAGAAAGTCTACAAGTTTTTACACGGAGAAAACGATGTAGACTGGAATGACGGTGCATACTTAACGCGAATATGGAATCGCCATCAAATTGAGCGTGACCCTAATCTTTTCAAGGATTTCTTGATCAATCAGTTGATCAAGAAATACGGTGATGATGCGGCTATTGAAGCTGCAACTGGTTACACCATTGAAAAATGGAAAAAATCCATAGATAAATCTATTCGTGGAATTCTTTCGAGTCCTGCTGATCGCCTCATACACGAACAGATACTTGATGTCGAAGAACGATTAGGCACTTTTGATCGTTTATGGAATTTTATTGACGAAGGCGATCTGTATTCCACAGATTTTGTAATTAAAAACTTTTCCTCTATTGCTCATCAATATGCAACCGCAGCTATTGCCGACAGCGTTTTCTTTAGGAAATTTGGAACATTTGATTTAGATCAAATCATTGGTGACCTTCGTGAGAAAATGGTCAAAAGAATCGGCAATAGAGATCTTACTACTATTGAAAAGCAAAGAATTGAAAAAGATCTTTTTAATGTCAGGAGATCTTTAGAGAGAGTAAGAGGCATTTATATGTCTAAGCACTCTCCTTTGCCTGGGTCTTTACCTCAGAGAGTAATAGATAGCTCTATGAAGTTTGCCAACATCACAATTGCTGATGGCTTTGGCATAGGCTCTCTCGTTGACATTGGAAGGCCCATTGTCTTTATGGGGTTATCAAAGGGTCTAGGTACGATATTTCGACAGTTTGCTTTTGGAAACGCAAAGCATTTAAAAGCTCTTGGAGCTGCAAACAGGCAGTTGCGTTCGTTTATGGTTGGTAACGAAATTAATCAACAGATTCTAATTTCTTCTATGACCAACGTTAACATGAACGAAAAAACTGGGACGATGCTTGAAACGATTATTTCAGATGCAAATAACGCCATGTTTATGGCTAACGGATTAAGCAACTGGAATCAATTTATAAAGCGAGCTGTTGGAGTAAGCGTTGTTGATGTAATTATTGAAAACGCAAACTTAGCTGCGGCTGGCAAGTTGCCTAAAGCCAAGCGCGACCAAATGCTTAAGCTTCATTTAGACGAAAACGATTTAAAGCTTATTGCTTCAGAGTTCAAAAAGCATGGTTCTTCTTATAAAAAAATACACTTAATGAATTTTGAAAATTGGGATCTAAATGACGACAAGAAATTAGATCTTTTCAACAGGCTAAGTGCTGGTATTAGAAAAGAAGTAGACACGATCATCATTACCCCTGGGATGGGCGACACCCCGCTTGTCATGGAAAATTCTTGGGTAAAGATGGTTGGTCAGTACAGGATCTTTCAGCTTGCCTCGATGAACAGAGGGCTAATTCCGCTAACTCAACAGGGCATTAACCCTGATGTTGCAATGGGTATTGTCATTAGTGCTGGGATTGGTCAGGCAATTGATCAATATCAAGCCTTTGTCGATGATCGCCCCTACGACGCAGGAAATTGGGCAGAGCAGCTTTGGAACGGCTTAGGAGACTCTGCTGCCCTTGGGTCATTTGGGATGTTTGTCAACTACGTTGATATGGCGGCAGAGGGCAATCCCAGCATTGCTGGAGCCGCCATTACTGGCATTTTAGATATGGGCAAGGCAGTTCAGGGGCTGGGTGGAAACCCAACACCTTCTGAGCAAAGAGCTTTGATGCGAAGTATTCCTTTTGCTAATTTAATGCAAAACTTTACGAGGCCAATGGAATACCTTGCTTCATCTGATTCATTTATCATGTCCGAAGCCAATGCGGTTTTAGACAGAAACCTTGGAGATTAAATTAAAATGGCTTCTAAAACTACCGAACTTGTTGAACATGTAAGGTATGAATCTTCCTTGAGAGACGGCGCTCGCGGCGTAGTCCAGGTCGATTTTGACTCTACGAATGTCACTCTTTATGGTTCTTTAAATGGAACAACTTTTGTAAGAATTCAGCAGTTTACCGAGGCTGCCATCAAAGAGATTGCTCTTACTCCATATCTTATGGTTGGAAGTGTTAATGAGCCAACAAGGACTTTGTCTGAGCTTCAGACTGGTCAAAACTTCGCAAACACAGAAGTTTACATTAACGAAACTAGATAATGATTTCTTCTGTAGAAAAGCCTTTGAATAGTACTGCTATAGGGCAAGTCGGCAAACCTTTGTACGGCTCCAAGAGTGATTCTTTAGGGAATCCTCTTGGAGCAGGTCAGTTGATTTGTTCTAACGGACATGTTGAAAGAGATGCTGATACTAATTATATTCGTTTATCTTCTCATAATGATTTTGTTATTAACGGTACAACTTACAATGAATCCAATTTTGGATGGTGGGCTTTTCTTATTTACAGAGCAAGAGATGGCGTTAGTGATTGGGACTATTTTAGATTCGGGCTCTTCACACACACTAACCCCCAAGCCTCAGATTTAATAAATGATTTAACTAATACAGATCTAATTAAAACAGCATCAATTAAAATCGAAGGGACTGGGGGTTCTAATTACTACAGACCTTACGATACCGGAGTAGGCGATAAACGAAGTTGGTATGATGATGGGCATCATGTTGGTTTAAGGACGCAAGCAGTCTCGCAATTGCCTGAATTTATTAGCGGAGCAGGCAATCCTTTTTCAAATGATGCAAGTCTTGTAGGTGAATCTGATAGCAATCTAAAAGTAACTCTTTACGTCTAGGTTTGAAGAATGCCTATTAACAACGGAATTGAATATGAGGTTTTGGGAGAGTCTCCTGAACTCGGAATCGTTATTCATTCCGTAGGGGATAATCACAATGTTGATCTGTTTTTGTCTGCGGTTTATGACAGAGATACTTTTTGTGACAATCTTATAGACTTCTCATTCCAGGGAGACTTTGTTTCTAACGCATTAAGCGAAAAAGAACTGGTTGTAAACTTATTCGATGTATATAAGGTTCTTTTGTAATGTTGAGAAACATATTTATTCAACTGCAAAGTTCTTGCATCGGTCCTTTGAAAAAAGATTTAATTGCAGATAACCATGACTTTATTGGAAATGCTTTAGGGCCAACGAGACAGCAAATACATGATGGATCTCATGGTGTCGTTATTTACATTGGTAATGTGCTTGTTCTTGGAAATTTAATTGGTGGATTTAGTGACTTTACATTAAGCGGTACGAATTATGTAATGAGTAGTTTACAAGTTGTTTATTATTCTACTGCTTATGGTGGTTGGCCTTACGTTCTTTTAGCAACAAATACTTCATCTTCTGATAGTGCAACAATTTTGACTGACATTCAAAACTCTGGCTTAGACGAAACAATGGGGATTGAATTTACTGGATCAAGAGGTACCGAAACTTACTATGCTACTTCAGATAATAAATGGCAAGCTTCATCTGTATACGTTGATCGCATAGTTTTGCCTTTAAAAAATTCCAATACAACTTCTGGTCTTGACGACAACAGTTTTTTGGCATGGGAAGCTAACAGTGCGTACTGGGGTCGAACTGGCTCCCACAACCAGACAGATACAGCTTCTGTTGCAACGTTGCTGACTTGATATGGAAGGCAACGGTCATCAAAGGGAACTTGGTCAATTCTTTCAGGAAGTTAAAGAATTGAGACATGATTACCAAAATCTCAAGATGGTCGTTTCTGTGTTAGACGAAAATCAAAGGAATTTGGAAAGAGAGCTTATGGGTTTGCGTAGCGACTTGAAGGCTTTTCAAGCAAAAATTATGGCAATGGCTTCTGGCGCTGTTGCTGTCATTACTGCTGGCGCATGGGCGATTCAGTTGTTCTACGCATGAAAGCAAAGAATCGTTTTCAAAGAGCTACTCAGATAGTTAAATGGCTCAAGACCGAGTTTAAACTCGATTCACTCAAACGATTAGAGTGGGTCGATATTCTCGTTGACGACGACGGCAAATCACAACTATGCGGTTGCATAGAAGAAGAAAGCAATGGTGATCTCACAATCACGCTTTCTAAGCGTGCTTGTTCGACCACTCAAGTCACCATTGATACCGTGATACACGAAGCCGCTCACGCGGCTTTGTGGGACACGGGGCTGGGTATGCTTCACGGAGATAAGTTCTGGAAGCGGTATGGCAGAATGATGGACGCTTACGAGCATCATGGTTACATGGACTCGAAAGCATTTGACCCGGAGTAGGGACCAAAAGTGTCAGAAATTAAAAGCAGACACGGTGCGAGAGTCATTTTTAAAAGAGATGAGGAATCGTCTGTTGGGCGTGGCGCGGTTTTGTACCGCGCTCACTTCCGCCCCGAGATCGCTCTCATACTTTATTGGGCTTCTTTTTATGCTCCTGAAGAACTTGGCAATGAAATGTGGGTCACTGAGGGATGGAGAAACATTAGGAATTCCAGGGACTTACACGAAGAATGCCGTGCGTTTGATTTTGATTGCACCAGAATAGAAGCGGACTCTCACAAAAACCGTTATGAAATAGCTCGTTTGTGGGGTAGGTTTTTACAGGAAGAACTCGGACCAGATTATCAAGTAATTCTACATGGCGGCGAAGATAGTCTTCACCTTCATGTAGAGCTTGACCCTTGAGGCTTAAATGGACTTTATTATTAACAACGTTGATAACTTTTTTTCGATCGCCACTCAGATCATTGGCGTCTTTGCTGTAATTGCTTCGATGACTCCTAACGAAGTAGACAATCAAATCCTTGATAAAGTTGCAAAGCTTATTAACGTCTTTGGCTTTAACTTTGGAAAAGCAAAAAATGAGTAATGGCTGATATTTTCGCGATCTTAATAGGAGTTTTTAGCATTGCCGTACTGGCTTTCGGTGTTGGGTATTTCAACACTAGAATGCATACGGCTGATAAAAAGCTAAGAAAGCTAAGGAAAGATCGTGAGAAAATCCTTAAACCTCTTATGTCTTCTAGTGAGTTGTCTTATCACGCTGCTCGTCTTATCAAGCTGCGTGAAAAGGCCCGCCGAATGCGGAATTCCAGCTCCACCCACTGCTGCTCTAACAGAAATTGCAGAGGGGACTGTAGCTGAACAAGTTCCAGGCACCGAGCTTTGGCTTCGTGAAATATTCAGGGCTTGCGAATGGACGAACTAGACGGCAAAGAACTGATTGCTTTACGTTACCTCCAGAGGCAAAAGGATACTGTTGCAACTCTGAAGGCTGCTCTTTCTGAATCAGAAAAGGAAAATGAAGATCTCAGAAGACAAGTAGACTTGCTTGCTAAGCAAGGCAGCAAGAAAATAAAAACGAAAAAGCTCTCTGCCCCTAAAGGCAAGAGAGCTTTTATTTTGGGGCTTACTGACAATCACTACACACAGCAGGTTGACCCGACGCTAAGCGGAGGGGGAAACCTGCACAATGAAGAAGTGGCTGTCAGCAGGGTCAATAGTGTTATTGATCAAGCAAAAGAAATCATTGATAACGCCAAGTCTAAATACGGAGTATCTGAGGTACTTGTTTGGCTTGGTGGTGACTCAATGGTCAATGCAGACTTGCATCCAAACTTCCAAAGGCTGACCCCCTATGAGCCACTGGAAGAGTTAGAGATCGTTTACAACATTAAGGTTGATTTGTTTAAAAGGTTACAGGATGGCCCGCTCCGCCGAGTACCCTTGCGGGTACACGGCTCGCTGTCCAACCACGGTAGGGATGGGAAGAAGGAGGAGGTTTCGGCTGAGATGGCGTACAGGAGAAGCTACGACGTAGCTCTGTACAATCAATTACAGCGTAGCCTCGGGTTGCCTTTCCACATTGAGAAGACCTACTTCGGGATCGAGACTGTGGGAGGCGTCAAAACGCTTCTCCATCACGGTCACATGATCAACATGAAGGCCATGCCCAACACTAACTTCTACCAGCCAAATTGGACCCAGATCGGGAAGAGGCTCGTCCACCCCAAACACCAAGGTACGTCTTTGATGATGATTGGGCACTGGCATACAGCGGCTGAGTATCAGTCTGCTTACTTTACTTTTGTAAGCGCAGGCTGCACCGTAGGCCAAGATGGTTATGCCTACGGGCATGGCTTCTTGCCAGAAGCGCCTAGCCAGCCTCTTGTGGAAATCGACTCGGAGCACGGGAAAGTGGTCCAAGTGCATCGCATTTACACGGGTTGAACATCAGTAAAATTACCAAGCTTTGCAAGACCAATAGCCAGCAGACAAAATATTTTTCTTATCTCCGCACTTGTGCCTTGCACGAAAAGATTTTCGACGAGCAGGCTGGTCTTTTTTGATGCTCATGTTTGGATCACCAAAACGAACAAGCTTTACCTGACCGCTTTTATTTCTTGCTAAAACAGCAGATTTTTTCGCTTTTCCAGGCGTTCTTTTTGGTTTGTTGTAACCAGAAAACTTTTCGCCACGGTAAGTAATTGCCACAACTGATTCCTTAACAAAAAATATTAAAGTTAAACATTAAGAAACAATCGTCTTTTTCTTTTTCTTTTTCTTACCAAGAATAGCTTTGCCAGCAGGCCCTGCTTGGAAAGCTTTTTTAACTGGTTTGTAAACCGGAATATTTTTTGCAATTTTATTCAACATGAATCTGATACCAAGTTTGAATTGTCGTTCTCAAGCCTTCTATTAAAGATTTTAACTCAATTGCACTTTCTGTCAAAGTAGCTTGCTCGGAAGCAACTTCCCCAATAGTTGCACTAATCAGTCTTTCTGCGGCGTCTCCGACGTTTTCGAGTTCGTACCTTTGCCCCCGAACTTCCAGAAACCAGTGGGTCGGGTGTCCGTTCTGATACATCTGCACTGAAGGTGTGAACGAGATCAGGTTCCTCTTCATTCCATACCTGCAAAAATCTGACCAGCACTTCAGCAGACTTGGGGCCAATTGTATTGGCAGTGTATTTATTTACTTCTTTTAAGTTCCATCTATTACAGATTTTTCCACTTTGTTTAAAATGAACAAAGTCGTCTGTAATTTCAATCAGCACCTTCTGCATGGATATACCTAGCCAGAATCCTTTCTGAGATTGTGGCCTCGTCGAGAACTCGGAGGCGATACTTCCCGGCTGTGAGATATTCGAGATCTTCGACAATCAAGCGGGAGCCAAACGGTAGCCCCTGATTAATCGGAGAAACAGCCTTGAATTGTATTGAATTCTCGGTAATAGACAGAATTTCGATATGAATTTCAGTCTTTCTTCGATACTCGTTTCCGATGAGAATCATCAAAAACAGAGCTATTTCTTTTGAAAGCTCGGAGGGGTCCACCGCTTTCGTCAGCTTCAAAACTCTCAAAAGTCATCTCCCTGCCGAGATAAGCAATCCACATAGAGTCGGCTTCATTGTCAGTCAGCTCCCAATCTGGTTTAAACCGATTGGTAGCTGACTCAATCATTACGTCTTTTTTTGCAGCCCCTTTGCCGGTGGCAGCTTTCTTAATGGCTTGTACGGAAAGTTCTTTACAAGGGATGCCTCTGTCGTGGCACGCCATTAGCAAAATCATCCTATACGCACCGTAAGCATGTGCAGCTTTTGTGCCAAGGTGTCGAGCTACATACTCATAAAAGACAATCGGTTTGTAAGTCTCGTAGGTGTCAAAGATTTCGCAGATGTGATCCCAAAACTTTTTATATTTGAGAGGCTCTTCTTTTCCACCAAACTTAGCTTCATGCGAAAGCATGATGTCTCCGTGAATGACAGAGATACCTGCTTTTGCACCAAGATCCATACCTATGAAAACATTATACATAGGACTACCAGAATGATTGTTCGGATTAAACTACCAATCTCGTATCCTAAGAAGTCTCGGTAACTATCTTCAACTCGGTCAACTTGAGTTACTAGCTCTAAGGCTTCATCGCCAACAAATAGCTTTAATCTATTTTCATTAGGCTTTGCATAGTAAGGCCAACCGGGAGGCCACTGGGCATGTTCCCGTCCCCACCCAACAAACGGGATGAGTCCTAAAAGGATGTGGCCTACGTCTTCGTACCACTTCTTATCTTGCATGAATCCGTAAAGATACTTCAATTCAAATCTCCTGTGTTGACATTTGCTTTTGTTGTCTGTAAACCCGCTTGAGCGGGTTTACAGACAACAACAATGCAACGGCAATTGCTATACCTAATCCAAAGGAAGGCTCTGGAAGGTACACTGGCAACTCGTTTGACCAAACGCTTGGTATCTCATTACTAATAGATCTTGACCTTACTAGCAATGCGTTTGCAGGCAGTTCAATAACTGCTTGAAAACAATCCAAACAATCGTCTACGGGTTCTACCCGAAGAACCCATTCCCATTCATTAGATGCGACTCTCTGGAACTGAAATTCCCAAGAGTCTACTAATTCATGTTCTTGTTGTTGCCAGTAGATTGTTTTAAGAGGCATACTAAACCCTAGTCCGGCAATAAGATTTTTGCGCCTCTACCCTTCTTGATTCTGGAAACTTTATTAGACTGGTACCATTCAGTCATTAGATAGGATGCTACGACCCGTGCTCGGTCAAGGTTGGGGATGGGGTCAGGTACGAGTAGGGCTGCTATGTCGTCCTTACTGTACTCAACCCCAGGGGTAAGCATTTCTTCAGGTTCTTTGCCATGCACTGATTCAATGTCAGATTTGTCTGGATCTGTGACTGGACGAAAGTAAAGAATCTCGTCGCTGCCGTAGTGCTTGGGTCTGATCTCGAAAAACGTAGTAGGCATTCCGCTAGAAACGTTAGAGACGACTCTAAGTCTGCGAATGTTGCCGTGGTCAGGATCATCGAGCTGCTCGATCAAAGCGTTGCTTGATGCACTACCAGAAATTGCACCAGCACCACGAACGCTTGACCAAACTTCAGTCTCGGACTTGCCTTGAGTTGGCTTTGCAGTGTGATGAATTAGCAAGACTGCAACGTTGCAACGAGAAGCAATCTTTTGAATGTTGTTCATTACTTTAGCCATGCCAGCATTATCATTTTCTGTAACATTGTCAGGCAAAGAAGCTGAAAGCGTATCAATGATAACTAAGCTTGTTCCTTCTGGAATGACTTCATCCATGAAACGAATAACACCTTCGCTATCCATTGCGTAGATTCCTCGGGGAAGCAGTACCCCAGGGGCGTCACCTACAAGATAAATGTTGTCCCAATAAGAATCTTTGCGAACAAGATCGGAACGCATGTTGTCGAGTTTCTTCAGACGCCGTGCAAGCTCCGAGGCGGGGAAGTCGGGAGACAGGTAGACGACCTTAGTGCCGGGGCACTCAAGGACCGCTCCGGGCCAAGGAGCAGGTACACGCGCTTCATCGACAGAGGCTACTGCGCTGGCAATGTTAAGCGAAAACCAGCTCTTACCAGAGTACGGAGGAGCGCTTAACACAGTGATGTGACCACGATGCAGGAGTCCAGCGACGACTGCATCGGGAGGCGGGCTGGATGCGAGTTCCATAGCTCGCTCGCCGTTGTAGATGTAGGGCTTGGTTTTGGTGCGAATACTTTCAGACATTGAAGACCTTTTCGGTTGATACAGAGGTGCGGCACGCTAGTCTGGGTCTACGTCGATTGCAATACAGCAAATCGAAAACATAGTGAGAAAAAATTTTGCTCAACGTGAATCGTGTAACTCTCCTCGGGAATGTGATCGAAGATCCGACCGTGCGAGAGACTAAGAATGGAACCAAAGTTGCGAACTTCCGTGTTGCTACTTCCAAGCGTTGGAAAGACAAAAGCGGAGAAAAAAAAGAAAGCAGGCAGTTTCATCGTTGCACTGTGTTTGGCGGCGTTGCCGACTGGGTCGGCACGCTCGCCAAGGGAGATGCAGTATACGTTGAAGGAGAACTGACCTACGGATCTTATGAGAAGGATGGTCAAAAGGTTTATACGACTGACATCAACATTGGATTTGATGGCAAGGTAATTGCACTTGATGAATACGAGGATGATGCAGATGGCAGCAGCAACGAAGCCCCTTTCTGAGAACATTCATACAGCAATCTTTAACATCAGGCGTGATCTAGCGAATGTAAATAAGAGCAGGAAAGGATATAACTATAAATACGCTGATCTGAAAGATTGCCATGAAGCACTCGATCCTCTTCTCGAAAGAGAAGGTGTTGTCTGGATTACAGAACCCCAATGTACAGACGACGGTAGGGCTGGCGTTAGCTACTCTGCCATTCATCTTGAGTCCAACACTTCGCGTGAAGGCTCATTACTGTTGCCAATGGTTGACGGCGACCCCCAGAAGGCGGGAAGCGCTATTACATATAGCCGGAGGTATGCTCTCGCATTATTCGGACTCCTTACCGAAGGAGACGATGATGGGAAAGCAGCCACTAAAAAGCGCGTCACCACGAAGCAGAAAAAAGCCGACCTCCCCAACTACATCACAATGGAAGAGTCGCAAGAATTTCTGACTAAGTGCAGAAAGATTGCGGACGACCGTTTTGATGACAAGGAAAAAGCTGACGCCGAATACATGCGTATTGGCAAGGCTTTGGTCGCTCACCTTAACATCGAGAGACTTGGCGCTATGGAGCAATCTATGATTGCCAAGGCCAACAAGTTCCTTGAAGCATCTCCGTAACGGAAAAGGTGAGATAATTGACTACAGCAATGCACGCATTGCGTGTTTTGAGCTGGCAGTCAATTATTACGGAGCAGCGGGGGGAGGCCCGTGGATTGGATTCCACGGGATTCCCTCCGCTCTCTCCGCGTTAGCCGCAGCAGGCAATACAATTGCACTGTGCATGAGCCAGAACATCATCACTGATGAAAGCGGTACCAGCGCCCTGAAGGCGCTGGAACGCGCTTACAACCAGATTGGACGTCAGGCAGATCCGTTCTAGCTCTTACGATGCCCAAACGTCTTGGTGGTTTCTCCGTCTAACAAGACTTGGAGAATCAAGCCAACACGATGCTCTGCTTCGTCGAGCGAGATCTTTTCTTCTCGAAAGTATTGACCATAAAGCTTAATTGCTTGAGTAAAGCCATTAGCGTAATGCCTACGTTGAGAAGGGCTACCGGCAAAGTTGACCGAGGCATCAACAGCTTTAAGGTATATTTCGTCAAATTCATCAGGATCAAGAACATTATCATTCCTCGGCATTAGTTAGAACCTCTCGTCACAATGACGAAGTTCATCTTCAAACTTGTCTTCTTCTTTATTGATAGCTTTTTCGATACGAATATCGGTGTATCGCTCGACAGCTTCTTCATCAAAATCGTCTGAGGTTTCGTGAATGTAGTCTTCCTCAAACAAGGAAGGCTCAAGGCTAAGATCGTCACCAATTCTAGGCATTGTTGATAGGCTCCACTGTAACGTTGATAAGTCCTTCTACAGAAAGCACTTCTTTCTGCAAAAGCATGATTGCATCAGCGATGTACTGCTTCTCCTCCTTGTATTCAACCTTTACTCCGTCTTCTTCTACAAACCAAGTAATTAACCAATCGTTCATTTCTTCTCCTTGTTAAATGGATGCTGGGGCGGGGATCGAACCCGCAACCTACAGGTTCAAAGCCTGTCGCTCTACCAATTGAGCTACCCAGCAATGGCGCACTCGGCAGGACTCGAACCTGCGACCCGTTGCTTAGAAGGCAACCGCTCTATCCAACTGAGCTACGAGTGCGTAAGAATGGAGTCTCCGCCCCCCGTCACGGGGGCGGTGTCTCCTGAAGGCAGGGCCTCGCGCTACATCGCCCTAACTGCTTGTCGTGACGGACTCACAGGACTGGCGCAGCCGGTATGACTACCTGCACAGATGGTTGCACTTTCCCTTAGAGTGAATTAACCAATTCAGGAATATGGATACCGTCCATATCTTCGGTTACGACCATCATGGCAAGAGGTGTCGGCCTCTTGCTTTTATTATCAAAAAGTGCGTAAACTGGATAACTTCCGTCTCCCCACCTTGTAGCAGCAGTTACTCCGGTGCCGTTATTCCACTCGCTGCCAAAGTCAGCACCATCTTTAAGCAAATGATTTTTACAAAAATCATTCCATTCAGGGGTCTTTACCCCGATTGTGTAACAAGGATCTGAGATCATCAGAGTTCCTGAATCTACACCTACAAATCCGATTCGCTTCCATTCCATTATTAACTGTGTCCTTTAATAAAAGTGGTGAACCCCCTCGGACTCGAACCGAGAACCCACGGGTTAAAAGCCCGTTGCTCTACCAATTGAGCTAGGGGTCCAATGAGAGGGAGAGGAACACCCCCTCCCTCTCTGAACCGTAGACATAAGGTTGGATAAAACTCCCCAGTACCACCCAGCCTTACTTTCTGTCTACGGAACGCTTGTCAATGTATGTCGAGCGCGACACCACGTTCAGCGAACTCTTCAATTAAGTATTGAAGAGTTGTTCGCTGAGGCTTTGTGATGCCACGCTCGACGTTTCTGATCGTGACATGGGATACGCCGATAGCATCCGCAAGCTGCTGTCTTGTGAGGCCGCATTGCTCTCGGGCATCCTGAATGGTTTTACCACGAACAGAGATCGAACCTGTGCCCATGCAAAATGGGCACAGTGTTCGCTCTTCAGTATCGGAAATGGACATAAGAAGGTTGTCCATTGGTTAGAAATTGCACTAAACGATCAATTGCATTTGCGACGTCTTCTAAATCTTTATAATTGCAAGGCTCACTACCAGACCTAAAGCCTGTTGCTTGACCGCTAATAAAGCCTTCTTTGTGGAAATAGACTTGAATACTAGGAGCTTCTTCTTCTGGCTGACAGCAACCAGCTCTTCCGCAATGTTTGCAATGCATTTTATACCTATGTGGTTGGCCTACCGGGACTCGAACCCGGAACCGCACGCTTATAAGACGTGTGCTCTAACCAGTTGAGCTATAGGCCAGTGGTAGGGATGGTGGGAGTCGAACCCACACTGGAGGGATTTTAAGTCCCCTGCCTCTGCCGTTGGGCTACATCCCCATTTTTCTTTTCTTTCTTGGCATCACGCTTGCGCTTCACGTTGGCCTTGTGACGCGCTTTCTTTGCCATTTTCTTCGTCTTTGCTTTTCCGCTTCCAGGCATGTTACCACCAGCACCTATAGACGATGTTCCATCCCATATTTGCATATGATGCTGCTTCATCAAAGATAAGGAGATCACGTTGAGCTTCTGCATCGTCTCCATAAGACGCTCCGAAAAAGAATCCATTTGTTTGAGGAAGGTCTTTCAGAACAATTGCAGCAACAACTCTTGAAATGTCATCAAGATTAAGAGGAAGGTCTACGCAATTAAAATCGTCAACGTTCTTTACGATCTTTTTCTCTACGGCTAGGTTTTGCATAAAACCTTGGAGATTTGCGTGCTTGCGCCAAATGCCAAGCTGTTCAGTATTTTCGTTCTTTTTGGCAACTAAGTATTGATCAAGACCCAAAGTGGTTCTCCTAGTGTGAGGGAAGTGCGGGGGTGAGATAGATTTAGTGGACGAGTATGACATTACCGATGTAGCCACTAGCGCATCTATCCCGATCGAGGAACTGCCCCCGCTCAGTACCTTAGTAGGATCTACATCGGCAAATCGGAATTTTCCTGGTTGGCGTGAACCTTTTCCATGAGCTTGTTCAAGCCACTTTCAAAATCGGCGACATTCTTATTGAGTTCAAACACAAAAGTGCCAATCAAATCAAGAACGTCACGCGGATTTAAATCAGAAATCAATCGGTCAAGTTTAATCTGTTCGTCGGAAACCTTGCTCATCTAGATACTCATTTGCATATCGAATGCGATTGTACAAAGCATGAATAGCTTGAAGTATTTCTTCAGCTTCATTATTTGCAATTGTACGCTTTGCTTGAGCTACGACTGTGTAGTTATACAAGTCAGCAAGCTCTTCTAATGAGTCTTTGTAGGGCTCGCCTACAAAATCATTAACGTTGGGAGGCCAAGCATCGCTATTGCCATGCTCTTGTGCTCCTCTTGTCCATTTCTCCCTAGCTAAGTCTTTTAAAGACTTAGCTTGAGGGAGAAACACTTTTACCAACTCGCCGTCGTGTTTCCACACAAACTCAGGGAACTTCTTCGCTAGTTGGTAAACTGTGGACTTTGCAGACGCAGGGTTACCCACTTTTTGGACAAGCTCATAGACTCCGAATTCTTCTGCGTTTTGTACGAAGTGTTGAAGTCTGTCTGTCCATCGGTCACTCATTAAAAGCTCCTAGTACCGCTCGTCAATCTTAACCTCGATGAACGAACGATAGGGGTTAAAGTCTTCAGAAGAATTTGAAATCTTGCTGTCCTTGTCAATATGCTTCCAAGAAGTATGGACAGTGTAACCCTTATCAGGGTCAACCATATCCTCAACTCCCAGGGTAGCAGCAGCTTCTCGCGCCTTGGTAACAAGCATTCGTTCGATCTGAGTAGCAGTAAACTTAATCGTGGGCATCATTTTCTCCTAGTAAAAATAAAAGGTAGGGACATGGCTTCTGACAAGAAGGAGGAACTCGACTCCACCATGCCCCTACCCAAACTGTATTACGACAGAACCTTAACTCGCTTGGCGAGCTTCTTGTATGCAAGGTTCTTCTTGGCAGCACCGTCACCCATCCAGCTATTGCGGACGGCCTTGGCAGCTCGCTTACCCTTCTCAACCTGATCACGAACGTGATTGAGGTCGAAGTGGTCGAAGTATTCCGTAAACGCCTGAAGTGCGTCGTATGAGGAATTACCTTCGTTTCCGTAACCACTGTGGAAGAGGTCAGTGACCTTAGCGACCTTGTTGGTCATAATGACCTTGCTGCGCTGGGGTGCGTTCTCGTAAAAGAACTTGACATCATCCTTGATCTTGGCCTTCGGCCCATCGAGGTTCAGGAAAACCTCAAGAGCAAAGTCCATGAACTCGTCCTGAGTCATGCTGTTTTGAGCAAACTCCTGAAGAATGCGACGACGCTCGTCACTTTCTCCACGCATGACATCAATTGCAGTGGCTGCAAGCTCAAGCTTCTCAAGAACTGCACCCTTGTGAGGAATGCGGAACATGAGATTCTCTCGCTTGGCAATGTCTTCTGCGAAGCCAACCGTGTTTGCACACTCTGCGCGAACGTCAGTAGGCATCATGTTGATCGAAGACTTGCCGTCGTGACCAATAGCAACAAGCAAGAATGCATGGTGCGTATTGTTAGCGCCAGACTTGCGACTGATCTGCCAAGAGTCTGGAGTCTGTGCAAGAATCCAGACTCGTCTCCCCTCTTCGAGAGAACCAGCAGTGTGATAAAGCAAGTCACCATTAGTGACTAGGTTATCAAGGAAAGTAAAAGCTTCACGATTCTGAAAGAGTTCATAAGCGTCAGTACAGCGACCAAGTACAGAATTATCGCTTGTGCGAATAAGGAACTTTTCATTATCAGCTTCTTGATAGTCGTCAGCAACCTTGTAATAAGCAGGTGTCTTAGCGACTTCCCAATCAAGTCCAGCAGCAGCAATTGCTTCTGCGGAAGTGACTGCGCCTTCGCCCAGGTCAACGCCTACTGCGTTTCCCTGTGCTGAGTTGCCATACCACCAAGGCTTTTTACCAGTGAACATCATCTTTTCTACAGCGTGCATAATTTACCTCTTAATGAATAGAAGACTTTGCTTCTGTTCCAGTTATCTCAATAGCTTTATTGAGAATATTGTCGCAACCAGTCTTGTTAGTTTCAAATCCGTAAAACACTATAGACACTCCAAGCGTAAAAGCTTGGAGGGGAGTCAACTGATTTACGGCTTCAATCGAAAGTGTTTCTTTTTTGTTTGCATTATCAATTATGTTTTCTCCTAAGCTAATAAAGAAATCGTATTCTTCTTCGTCCATAATGCTCCTGTACCGATTTGAGACTCATGTACCAATTTGAGACTCGGGCTCTGGTTAAAATAAGGCAATGTGTGTAAAGTGGCATACTTACACTGCGCAGTACGCCATTCCTGCGCAGTGTATTTGGCGTCCCCGGTATGCCAGCGGGGTTTTTAATGCATCGAATTAGTCATGCATTTGTCTCCATAGGGCGATGATTGTGATAATGCACATGAATGGGAATGTGAAAGTTAGAAGGAAGGTTTTCATTGAGTTGCTGTTTGTTTTGTTTTAGCGATTAATGCTCCGATGTAGAAGCTGCTCGCGAAGATTGCGATGATTGGGAAATTTAATCCTACTGTGAATGCTGCGAGATAGATAAGTAGTTTTTGAATCATCTGTGTGATACCTCAGCTAAGAGTTTGCGTGACAATCTTTTAGCTTGTGCGTTTGTCAAGTCGAATTGACTTAGAACGTTTTGCGCTTGAGGATGTGCAAGCATTGATGAAATCAGTAGGAATTCTGCTGCATTGCAGAAGTCTTGTGGATTTCTTTTTTTGTTGAGGTTTTGTTGCGATTCAACGAGGGATCGGTCAATGCTGTTTATTGTATTTCTAACGCCTTGTGTGAGGTTTGTGCTAGATCCGGTGAGTTTTTGAAATGCAACTATGCAGACCATGATGATTACTGCATTGCCGATAAGTACAGCCACTACTTAGTGGGTCGCCTGCTGTTTACGTTTTTGAACGTGTTTCCGTCCCAGATACTTTTTAGATCTTCTGTGACTTCTGATGCTTTGATGCTGATAAGTACTACGGCTGCTACAGGCGATACCATAATTGCTTGAGTCTTGCCGCGTAGGGACCACGAGGCTGCTGAGTTTGCAATTTGCTTGAGTGATTTTGTCATTTGGTTCTCCTTCTAGGGTTTATTTGAGACTTTCCCTGCGCTCTGCGAGCCCAAAGGTGGGGGTGCCCCGGCTTTCGGGAGGCAGGAGCCTTCGGGCTGGGCGCTGGGTGGGGTGAAATCGAGCGTAGCGATGATGAGGGGCTTGCCCCTAAGGTGAATGCTTAGACGCTCATATCCTTGAGCGTGCATTTCACCTTGGGGTGAAATTTGGGTGAATATCCTTTCACTCAAATGAGGGGCTTGCCCCTCCAGAATGGATGCGCTTGCGCATTCCTTATCAAGGCGCGAAATTGCAGCCCCGGAGCGCGGTGCGTGCGCCCCGGAGCTGCAATCCGGATCTGGGCCTACGTCTCTCTACTTGGCCGGGGTGTCGAAGGTCGGGATCGACTTCGCCATGTGGATCGCGAACTCGTTCTTCCAGCCCTCGGCGTCCGTATACGAGGCGTTCGGGTCATCCTTGATGCGAAGAAGGTTGACGACGACGCGCTTCCCCTTCAAGCACTGAAGCTTCCCGGCCGGGAGTCCGGATGCCCCGGCCTCCTTGCTGGCCTTCGACAGCGGAGCCTTGCCCATCGTCGCGTTCCAGAGCGCGGCGAACTTCGCGAGTTCGAGCTTGGTAACGCCTGCGTTGATCTTCAGGGGTCCGTGCTCCTGCCCGGTCTCGTCAACGAAGTGGATCAGAGCATACTGATACCGCCCGTGCTTGGAGTGCGACGCCTCGTTCATCTGGGCACGAGTGATCGTAACCATGTGGCGTCCTTCGTCGAGGGCACGGGGGTTTTCGGTCGCGCTCATCAGTTCGTTAATCGAAAGCATTTCGGTCATTCTCATTCTCCAATTTGTGGACCACTGCGGTCCTTTTCTGAATTTGTGAGAGGGGCCGTCCCCCCCGCCGCGGAGGGGGGGCGCCCCGTTTGAGCATCGCTACTCGGGATTCTCCGCCTTTCGGAGCAGCGCGATGTAGTTCGACTCGTCTACGAGTTCGGGCTTTCCGAAGTCGTCAAAGACGGTCGCTCCGTGGTCGTCGAGCTTGCTGAAGCGGTAGTCCCAACTGAAGCCTGCGGACTCCGCATAGAGCTGGTTGGGCGAGTCATAGCCCTCGGACTCAAACTCGAACGTCCGCTCGTGGAATGCTTGGCCGCAGTCGTGGCAGAGGACTCGCGTTTCGTCGAAGAGGTGCGTCTTGCAGACCTGACAGCATCGAGCCTCCTGCTCCCGGAGCCAAGCATCGTGGAGCGATCGAGCGATGGCACGGAGCAACGCTTGCTGCTCGTCCGGCTCGCGGTCCCAAGCCTCGGCCTCGCGAAGAAGGTCGCCGAGGCGTTCGGTCACATCCTCGAACTTGCGGGTCCATGCGACGGCTGCTCGGTCAGAGCGTTCGTGCTGGGCGTCAGGGTCAACTGGGATGTCGGACATCCAGAACGTCCGGCCCGCGAGGTCGCGGACCCACTTGTTGTCTGCACCCCGGTCCCGCTTGGACTGGGCCTCCATCGATGCCAGCATGGCATCCTTGATGGCTTCGAGGCGCTCGTAGTAACGATCTTGCATTGCTATCTCCTATTATAAGCTTAACGGTCTATGAAGTGAACTTCGTCAATTGCGCAAACGTCTCTTCTGCGACGGCAAGGCGGTCGTCTGCTTCTGCGATATACGGAATCTCCCAGTAGTCGTCGGAGTCGGCTTCGAGGTAGCTACCCCCTTCGTAATATTGATCGGAATACCGCTGAACCTCAGCATACGCCCGATCAAGCTCTCGCTCCCAAATTTTAATCAGTCCTTCGATCATGCTCGTCTCCTTCTTGCGCCCGCCCTACTGCGTGCACCACGGGGGACCCACTGGTAGCAAAGGCCGGAGGTTTTGTGGCTGGAGGAAAAGTTCTCGCAGCGATCTGATCCTATCCTGGGGCGCCCGTCCACGAAGTGGACAAAAGTGGGCGCGAAAATTGTCCTCAATTTTCTCAGTCGCGAGGACAGTTTTCTGGAAGCCACAAAATTGCTCTTACCCGCATGGCTTTGCTTTGGATTGAACTGGGCAAAACTCCCAGCGGGGAAGGCAACCTTTGCTATTGGTGGGTAACCCGTGTGTGTATCTGCGTCGTTTCAATGGATTTGCATGGGGGAGTCCGCGAACCCCATGCAAATAGGCGGTCTCGCCCGCCGTCCAATTGAAACGCGTTGAGTGTAGACACCCTCGATGGGTGTCGGAGCGACTCCGGAGGGCGCTATTTACGTAAAGCGAATCTGTCAGCAGAGAACGAGGTTCGACGCCGATGCGTTGGTTTTTTCTCAGCGTTACTTGTTTTGCGCCCGCATGCCGCTCCGTAGTCCTCGGAGGACGGCCAGTACAGTGGTGCAGCGGCGTTACGCTGCTTCCGTTAGGGCGTTGGAGTAGGCGAGCACGCCCCCCGCCGGGGAAGGGCGGGTGAGCTTGAGCATTCTAATGCCGCGGGAAGAGCCACGCAGAAACCAGCCGGTTTCTCGTGTTCCCAGCCCAATTCATGCATCAGAGTCAGGGAGAACAGCAGCAATGTGGTCTGGCACGAAAGAAAGCGCAGAACGTCGAGCGTCGAGGTAATTGGAACGAGCAATGGCTGCATTCCGGTCACGAGAGCGTTGGCTGGAGCGTCGTGAGGCGTAGATGTGGGTCAGGCCACGCAGGGCAACTGGCATGACGCTTGGGATGCGAATGACGCCGCGCTCCCATCGCGAGATGGTGGAGCGCGTGACGCCAAGGTCTTGGGCAAGCTGGGTCTGGGTTTTGCTATAGCGTTCGCGGAATTGCTTGATGTCCGAGGGTGTGGCGCGTTGGTGCTTCACGAGGAAGTTGTCCCGGTTGTGCAATAAAGACGTGCTTTGATGCACACCGTACCGAAAATAGATCTATGGGTCTACGATGCACTGCGTTTGTGGGTGAGTGTGGTGTCCCAGCGCATTCGTTCGTGTTCTGCGCAAGCGCAACGAGGGTGGGGGGTACCCCCGCCTTTGGGCTCGTAGAGTGCAGGTAAAATCTCGATTCTCAGTCTGGACTCATTTTTATCTCTTACAATACAAGTATAGTATTGAAGCAATTTTAGTTGACAAGGCTATAAAAAAGCTCTTAAAATGTTAAGGGACGCAACGTAAAGTTAACGTAATGACAGTCTGCCTTTCCCCGCTTGAGCGGGGACGGCAGACAACGTAGTGTTGTTACATTGGGGTTTAAGTACCCTTGCGTCTTGAGGTTGATTCTTGATCGACGAGATATTAGAAGAGTACGAGAACCTGACTGATCAGGAGAAGCTCGGAAAGCCTCTGGACAATATGCGACATGAGATCTTTGCGGTCCATGTCGCTACGGGCAGAAGCCTTCAGGATTCGTACCGCGCAGCGTTCGGTATCCCCGAGGGTGGGACGGTAGGGAGTCGGCCCGGAGCCTTAGTCAAGAAATCCCCCGTTCGGATACGGATCGGCCACCTTGCCACGCAGCGGGCAGAGATGGTCATCAACCGTTCCCTACTGACCGAAAAAAACATCCTAGACGAGTACGCTTGGGGTGTCCGAAATGCCCGTGACCAACTGAGGTTCAAAGAACACAAAGGATACCTAGATAGCCTTTCTAAGATCTTTGGATTATTTTCGGAATCTGACTCTAAGAACGAGATGGCAAACAAGTCCATCGAAGAGCTTCGACAAGAAGTAAAGATGTTGGAGGAAGAGTTTGGATCAGTCGGAGGAGTACAAGAATCTCCAGCGCAAGGCCCGGATTTTGCGCGAGATGTCACGCCGGAAGCTGGAGAGCTATCAGCCGTACTCGAAGCAGATGGAGTTCCATCAGACCGGAAGCACTAACCGTGAACGGTGCTTCATGGC